CACCCAAAACAATATAAACACTACAGCAGTGCTTAAAATGTCTCTATGCTCATTATTGAGGGGTGTAAAGTAATAGATAAGGTCGGATAGTTTCTTTCTCATTTGTTTTTAATTTTGTAGATTTCTGTTACTGCTTTAATTTCTGCTTGGATTGTTTGTGATTTCTCCATGGCTAGAGCCACATCACAGATGCACTTCCATTTCTCTTCTGTAAAGGATGTGCCTGAGTTGATTTGCTGGAGTAGATACTCAACAGCTGTTAAATTTTGATCGTTCATAATTGGTTAGTTTTAATTAGTGATGCAAATATACATACTTACATTTGATTGTAAACAACTTTTATGTAATTTATAATCATTCTAAATAAGGAATGTAAAGGAATAGCCTTAAATTATACATGAGAAGTAAGGTGATAACCTTAAATATACTTGACAAAAAATAGCTATTATGTTAGTTATATTAGACATTATGATACTATTCTAGACATTATGTTGGTTATATCCGTCACAAATCTTTGTAGAATTAGTCAAGTTTATTGTGCAAAAAACAAGACAAAAAAATACCCCCCTGCCAAACTAACCAAAGATGCAGAGGGGTTAAGGTAACACATTGGGCGTATTAACCTAGTACAAACTTACATATTAAATTTGATACTATCTATATACTTATGAGTTTTTCTTTCTCCTGTAGTTTCTCTCACACATTTAATAGTAAGTATCCTACCACCTAATGGCTTAATGGGAGCACCTCTCTCTACATGCCATCCATGAGATCCATCACCGTACTCCTCTTTATAGGTACCTGTGAGCATGAGGTGCAATTGCTTCTGCTTAAGTGTGTAGCCTGATTGTGGATGGCAGTCTACTGTATCCCTTACATCATTTCTGCATGAGTTCTCATGGATATGGCCCATCACAAATACATCAAAGCCTTCATAAAGCTCTAGAGCCCTGGTTAAATTGATAGCACCTTTGGTAACTATACCACCACCACCTGATCCATGGAAGTACTTGATCTTAGTGGTAAAGGATGCAGTGCTATTGCTTTGTGATGTTTGCTTTATTATTAGCCATCCACCATAACCACCTACTTGTACATTAGATCCTGCTTTAAAGTTTAAGATATCTACAAATCTCTGCAAAATATCAGTTTCTTGAAATTTAATTATAGCAGTTTCATGGTTACCATAACCTATTAGCTTAATGATGTGGGCATATGGTAGAAACCACTCTACAGCTGTCTCTACTATACTATCTAAATACCTTGCATTATTGTGTTCAGGTCTTATATCAGATTTATTTCTCCTGTTATCTCCCCTCCCTTGCATTAAACAGAACATATCACCGTTAATCATTACAGGTATCTCCTCTTTTAGGCAGTAGTCTAGGTGCCTTTTGATTAGCTCTCTATCAGTGTGTGGGTTATCCCAGTGCAAATCACTAAGAATAGCTACTTTAACTTCACTACCTGCTAATACAAGTTCGTGAACATTCTTACCATGTCTAATCATAAAGTTATTTAAAGGGGTTGTATAATTTATCTAGTAATCTAAGAATAAAGAATAGAGCTATCCCACAGCCAAATCCTATAAAGAATAATAACCAATTAGTTTTGGCCTTTTGTATCTTAGCTTCCTTGTAAATGTACTTATATTTTAGCACTTCCTGCTTTAGCACCTTTGTCTTATACCTGTACTCTATCCTTGTTTGCCATTTAGTCTTAGGCACATAGATATTCTTAAAATTGATAATAGTATCTTTAGTTCTGATCACCTTCTCCCATATGATAGTATCATTTACCACCACTGGCACGCTATCCACTGATATTATTCTGATAGTATCGCTATCCTGGACAAGCTCTAATCCAAACTTAACAGCTTTTTTGTAGTGGTACTGTGCTTTCTTAGCATCAGAGCAGGAGCCTAACAGGCATAGTGCTATAATTGGCAGGATGTATCTCATAAATTCTGTAGCATTGCTATCATACGTGGGCATGGGTATATATCACTCTTATCTTTTCTCACACTATTGTGTGTAAATATACCACTTTCACCCCTCAAAGCACGTTTGTCTATTGCAAAGATGCTAGCAAAGTAATCTCTAGGGATGTTATACTGATCACAAAGGTAGACTAGAAGCTGTCTAGTGCTCTCTATTTGTGCATCTGTGTAAGCCTGCCAATATATGTGCCCTTTGTATGGTTTATCTAATATTGTTATCTGAGTATAATCTACTTTACCACCTACATAGTTATAGTAGTAACCGTTCCTTTTAGTTAATGGTCCATAGTTACAGATCTCTATCCCTACAGATAATCTATCCAGGCCTCTATAAGTTACTCCTGCTTCCTCAAATACTTCCTGCTTAAGGCCTAAGTGATAAGCCCAATTTTTGGAGCTAAAGCATTGCACTATTGTGCCCTTGGAACCTATGATAAAAGCAGTTGCTACCTTCCCTACTTTCTGATTAAAGAATTTAGCTACTGATAGGGCATCAGGTCCTCCTGCTGTATGGTGTAAATAGATTTGCCTTTTGTCTGTAAGCTCATCTACATACTGATCTTTAGATAGTCGGTGTTGTACTATCTTCGTTATGTCTAAGTCCATTTAGATCTGATTTAATTTCTTTAGCCCTGGCAAATAAGTTTTTCATACCCTGCCAAATATCTATTCCTTTTACTGCTTTGTAGTTTTCATTTATACTCATCACTTCTATGCTCACTAGGATAAGACTAAGTATTTTTGTTAGCATTAAAGGCACTGAGAAAAACTTTAAAATAATATCATTAAGGATCCAGAAGTCTATCAGGTAGAAACCAATAACGGCCACCTCATAAAGCATCATTTTGGATATGATAGTGGATAGCTTGCGTGATGTAATTTTAATCTTAAGTTTCTTAGCCTTCCATAGCCCTGTTAATGTATCCACCACAATAGCGAAACCAATTAAAAATAAGATCCCTGATATAGGTAAAAAGAAAGCTCCTATCACTGTTAATAATTGTGTAAAAGATTGTTTAATAGTTCCCAATAAGATGGCTAACTGTAGTTTCATAGTATTAGAATAGCGTTATTATATCCATTCTCTCTAAGGTTACCACACATGCCAGTGCATACATTGTTATATTGATTGATACAGCTACAGTTATTAAACATAGGCCGTAGATCTGTATCCATGTTAGTGGTAGATGTAAAAAGAGGGAATAAATTTTTGTTAGCAAGTAGCCATCTGATTAATCTTTGCTCAAAGAAACTAGCCTTCTGTGCATAATGCTCCATACCAAAGGCCACCTCATTTCTAGATACACTAGCAGAATAATCACCTGATTGTGTTTGTAGTCCTTTGTTCTTAAGTTGGTAGGTCAAGCCAAATACTGCATCCTCAGCACTTCTCCATGCTATCACTGGCTGTATAAATTCTACTAGATCTACCTCATCAGGAAGTAGTGCCTGGTTATTATACTGAGTTAGCAAATAATTATAGAAAGTAGTACCTAGTATAGGTTGTACTCTTAGTGCTGCCTGTGTAGCTATGTATGGAGTAACATCTGTTACATCCACATTAGCAGTGATGGGTGTATTAACCTTTAAATAAGTTTCAGTTATGAAATATAGCATTATACAGGGGTTGTTGGTGGGGTTACTACTATAGCAGCTGCTGCACTCTGAGTCATATCACCACCTTCTATAGGAGGAAGGGAAGCCAAAGCTCTCACCTCGTTAATAGTCATAGTCTCTAGTACTTTGTTAGCTACCAATGGGCTAAGGCTATTGATTGCATCATTTACTTTGGAGCTCTCAGCTTCTAGTTCTACAATAGACTCATTAATGATCTGGAAATTATTGATAGTAAATTCTGCAGGGATCTTAGAGATGGTTAATAGCTCATTAAAGATATGCTGAACACAAGCTCTTAGCTCCATTACTACGTTTTTCTCAAATATCACATAAGCCTGCTTAATATCTGCACCACCTCCTAGGGATCCTGTGGTACGTACTCCCATTAAGATAGGATCTATAGTGTGAGCAAAGCATATCTGCTCTGTGTTAAGCTGTGAGGCCTCTTGAAATAAGCTATCGTTACCATTATTAGGTAGAGCTTCTATCTTAGGTAACTGATCCTGTGAGTTCGCAAAAAAGGCTACAGCCTTCCCTGCATTAGCAGCACCTTTTAACCTATCAATAGTTTCTTTGATCATGTGCTTCTCCTCCTCAGATTGTGGCCGTTTTGGAAACATCATAGCAAAGCTAGGGAATACACTATTTTGGATGTTACTTTTTGCAAAGTAGCTAAGCTCACCTGATAGGAAAGCAAAGTTTAAAGCTGAGGTATATTGTGGTAGGGAATAGTAATCCTGGCCTAGTGATTTAATCTCATAGCAATATAACTGCTCATAGTCTGAGCACGTAATGTGGTATGGTTTAATTTCTCTGATGTCTATGTTAGTACTCCAATCATCACAGATATAGTACATATCTTTAAACTTAGAAATCCTCACTTTCTCAGGTGATACATTCTCTATCTTAACTAATTTTTTGGTGCTGTCAAAACAAAGTTTAAAATATATTCTATTGTGTACAATTAATTGACGGGTTACTGCCTTAACTGTTTGCTTTATTTTAATTTTCCTTTCAAACATGTAAAGCTCTAGCTTCTCAGGGGTAGTTAGTTTGTCAGTTGCCAAAGCAAATCCACCACCGATAACTGCATTAGTTTTATAATCTACTATGGCACCATGTAAGGGGCTAGAGAAATACATCTGATTAAGCATCTCAGGATACAGGTTATCTGCACCAAAACGTACCCACATATTAGTAGAATATCTACCATTTACATAAGGGAGTGTTAGGTTACCTTTACCTACAGGTAGAAAAGGGGTGCTAAAAGATTGATAGCCCTCCACCACTTCTGGAGCTGTGCTCTCTTTCTTAAAAAAGTTACTATACCATGCCATAATTAATCGTATATTGAAGTTCCTACTGGCCCACTTACCACCATTCTACCCTCTTCTATCACTACACCTGTTGATTGTGCAATGGTTAAAGGTAGTACATAGGGTACTGAGCTCTGATATATTTGATAAATAAACTGCCCTTGTTTTAATGGAAGATCTACAGGCTCATTAAGTACAAAAAGATTGTACCTTTCAGGATATAAACTAGTATCTGCAGTAGTAAATAACTGAGTGCTAGAAGTAGTATTCATTTCATTAGTGAAAGCAAATAGATAATGAGGGGTAGGTACAGTAGTAACCTCTGTTAAGGTTAGCACTACCTGGTTAATAGTTCCCTGTTCAATGTATATCATA